GTAAATTCTGTTTGATCAATACGTTCAATATGGAATCCTTGGCATCTACTGTGTAGTGCTGGAATAATTCTGTTAGGATAGTTACAAGTAAGAATAAAGCGAGAAGTAGTATGATACTCTTCCATGACACCACGAAGTGCCGCTTGTGCGTTTGGTGATAGATAATCTGCCTCGTCTAGTAGTACAACCTTAAAGTCACCAAATGGAATCATTTGTACAAAGTTAACAATCTTATCACGAACATCCTCTACTGAGTTTGTACGTGATGCGTTAATCTCTAATACATCTAGATCGTTGATTTCTAACTCGTTGAATAACAATTTTGCCAGCGTTGTTTTTCCGATTCCAGCATTGCCTGAAAAAAGCAAGTGCGGAATTGTTCCTTCTTTTATCCATTGCTGTACCTGTTTCTTTTGATGTTCGTCTCGGAACACATAACCGTCTACTGTTTTAGGACGATATTTTTCTACCCAAAGTTCTCTCATGCCTGTTCTATCCTTTTACGTAACCCGCTCGTACTGAACGAATGTTGTCTTTTATTATAGTATAATTCAATGCCTTTGTCAACACATAATTGCTTACCAGTAAAGTCTTTTGTTTTATATTCTTCACCAATAAATCTAGTATCAATTTTATATGTAAGCAAAATATCAATTAAATCTTGTTCTGTAGCATAAGGAATAATTTCATCAATATACTTACAGCCTTCTAGTTGAACATAACGTTCAAATACACTTTGAATTGGTTTGTTCTTTTCTGGACGATCTAGTGTGGGATCAGTTTGTAATCCAACCATTAAATAATCGCATTTTGATCGTGCTTCTTTGAGCATAGCAACGTGTCCGCTATGGAACAGATCAAATGAAGAAAAGGTAATTCCAACTTTCATATATGTATTATACAGAAAAAAATAGGGTCTGTCAAGACCCTATATAGATATTAGTTAATAAATTGTTCCAATTCAGGTGCCTTCCAACCTTCCGGTTTTAACACCTTACCATCTTCACGTTTTCGTACTTTGCCTGTAGTTGGATCAATTTTAGCAAAGTTTGTTTTCATTACTTCTTCCCAAGCACTTTCGCCGTCAAAGCCACCTGCTCTAACAGCACCTAGCGTAACAACAAGAATGTCAATAAGAGCATCTAGTTGTTCTACACGATCATTTGCTTCTACTGCTTCTTGTAGTTCTTCAAATTCTTCTTTGATGAGTCCTAGGTACATATCGTAGTTTTCTTTACTCATTACCTGATCACAAGCCGTATGAAACTTGTCGATATCTTTAAATGGATTTGTCATTACCTTGCTCCGAAGTCTTCTGGTTTAGGTCCGTCTATTGGACCAACACCATCTTTGTCACCAAACAACACATCACTTGGTTGTTCGTCTGACCACATAAGAACGCTTTCTGCTTCTACAGTTCTCATTGTAGTGTATTCGCCGTTACCTTCTCGGTCAACATCAAATCCTCGTGTCCAACGACCATGCTCAATAAGAATCCAATCGCCTACTTCATATGGATCGTTGTTTTCTGGTCCTTTTGAAACTACTTTACCCCAACGAGGTTTAATACCGCGATCTTTACCGTCATCAGAACTAATAATAATACCGCCTGTTGTAATTCGTTCTCCGAATTCCATTCCTTCTACAATAACACGATTATGGATAGGCCTAATCGACCTAGCATTTACTTTATGTCTTAGGCCAGGCTTAGAATTAACTAGTGCATCGTAGTCCATTTATTATTCGCCTTTCTTAACAAAATTGCCGTCTGAATCTTCTGTCCACTCGTCACTTGAAGCAGTTGGTTCAACCCAATCATCGGCTAAATCTTTTTCAACTTTTTTAGTTGATGCTTTCTTAGTAACAGGTGCTTCTTCAGCGACAGGTGCATCTACAGATTGTTTTTTTGCTGATACAGCAATTTCATCTTGCACTTTTGCAGGATTATCTCTGTAGAAGTCTGCTAAGACATCTTCACGTTTGCGAATAATCTTACCACCAGGTCCTAGTTCGTCGCCACGTGCATTTACACGAGCGTTACCAACTGCTGGAGTAAGTTCGTTTTTTTGACGAAGAAGATCCATGTCAATTTGCGTACCTTGCATAGACTTATAAATCTTTCTTCCTGTTTGTCTTACTGCCATAATTTTTCTCCTATTATGTACGTATTTATCTTAAGAACTCACGCCAATCCAGGCCATATTGGATTGAGTCAATCCTGTGTACTCCTATAATATATAGCACATAACTAGCCACAGAACTGCCTCTTCCGACACCCCAAACAATACCATTTTCACGCATAAAGTCTACAAGATAAATCATGTAACGTAATAAGTTGTGCATATCACGTTCTTTGAAAGCATCTAATTCTTCCCATATGCGATCTTGTACGTGTTGCGGACAAGGTGTTTTTGCTTTGCCTAGGACATAGTCATATACATTAATGTCTTTGTATTCATCAGGCATAAACCATTCACTTTGACATACACCGTCAAAAGTTTTTTGATCTGTATCAATTGGAATATAGTTTTGAACTTGTTTGTAACCGTTTTCTTTTGCATATTGATTAAACTTGTCAATATCATCGTTTGGGTTACACAGTACCACATGACACTTATCAATATGACCAGAATAAATCATATCAATTAAGTTACGATTAGAAAAGATTGGAATTCCGTTGGTATCTGTTTTTAAAAGCATAAATGTATTTTACGATACATTTATTAAATTGTCAAGATCTTTATCTTGATTTTTTGCCATTTCCTGTGCGTAACGGCTACGTAACTCTAATCTATACATTTCAATTAGTGTTGCCATTTGATTTTTAACTTCAGGGTTTCTAGTCATGAAGAACTTTTTGGATAAATCCTGCATTCTATTTTCTAGTTGCGGAGTTGTATAATTGTTTAAGTTTTCTTCAATTGGGTGAAACATTACGCAAATTGTCCAACATATTGTACGAAAATTGATGAACCAGCATTGTAAGTCCACATATCAATAACTTTTGGATTTTCGTCGCTGTCAATTGTAAGTGTGTTTACAAAGTTCTGATTTCCGTCTACTGTTGGCCAATCATTGTGAAATTTAAGGGTACTACCTGCTTCAGTTCCTAATGTTAATGTTCTTGATGTACCATCGTTTACAATCATTAATCTTAGTTTACCTACTTTACCTGATTCTGGCCAGTTAGTAGTAGTTAAAGTAACATCACCACCCATAGTAAATGTTTGAAGTGGACCGTTAGCAAAATCAACGTTTTGAGAGGATGTAACTGTTCCGCCAGCGTTTAGTTCTTCTGAAATATTTACTAGGTTAGCATTTAGGATATTATTTCCTAAAAAGTTGTTTGCTTCGTTTTTCTTTGCAGTATTATCTTGCAGTAATTCAATTTCTGCTTTTGCCGCCACAAAGTTGTTTTTGATAACTCCAAAGTTATCTCTAAATCCTTGTGAATCGTTGTCCTGTCCTGCAACAGGATATTGCGAGTTAATACTTACGTCATCAATGTTACTTGCCATTTTATGTCCTCTCTATGTTATTATTTATCTGCATTATATATTGTAATCGTAGTTTGCGAACAGTATATACTGATCTTCACTTTTTCCTGTTGTACTATCTATAATGTATCTATCAATATCAAAATCTATTGTTTTAAAGTCGAAATCCTGGTTTTTGATATTGAGTAAAATTTCGTCTGCCGCTCCAGTTTTACAGTAAGCAATAGGAACTGCTGTAACGTACCCTAATTCTTGGACGCTGTCCTCCTGTGCAGTACGCATCCAAAGTGGTAAAAAGTCACGTTCTGTAACACCAGTTTCTGCTATACGATCACGCATATTTTTAATATTAGAAATATACTTAATGTTAGAGTTATTTTGGCTGACCTTAACAGCATCACTATCAATTTTGATTGTATTTGAAATAGGTCTAAATCTGTATGGTTCTGCTTTTTTAATTTCAAATTGTTGTACTGATGTGACTGTTCCGCCTGCTCTTAGGGTTACAATAATGTTACCAACTGTTGGATAAACAACTCTACCATTTCTTGTAATAATTTCTAAATCATTACCAATACTAGTTACACTAATTATTGGGTTGGCAACCCCACGTGTTTCTAAATCGAAACTACTAGTTCCACTTCCAAGTGCAGTATTATCATCTAACGATTCGAACTGTACACTATCAACAGTTATTTTCTTTTCTGTTGTTGATGTTTTCAATGTTTTTGCAAGATTACCTTTAGTTGGCATATACGGATCAATTACTTCAATGTAAATTACTTCGTAAATGACCTCGTTCGAACCGGCATTTTTTGCAACTGCTTTTTTAATATCGCCTAGGCGATATTTTCTACGTTTATGATTTTTCGCCGAAGCCGCTACATAGGTCCTAATGTCTTGTGTTAAAATACCAGCATATGCTAACATCTTAATATCTTTTTGTACACCAAATTCTGTATCACCACTTCTATAAATTAAGTCAGGTGGAAAAATATTCGGATCTGAGACAAACGCCGAATATGCATCTCTTACTGTTTGTTTTAAGAAAGGTCTCATGTATAGGTTACTGTATAAGTTATCGTCTGGATCTAATACATTAATTGAAAATTCTTGTTCAACTGCACTAAACCCGAAACGATCTTCTGCTTTAACTGTAAATTTAAATTCTCTATCAATGATAGTTTTAGCACCGTCAAATGTCATAGCACCACTATCAAATGTTGTAAGTCCTGGTTTGCCAGCACTACCAAACTGATTTACTTTGCCGATTATTTCACCGCTTATATCTAGTTCTAATCCAGAAGGTAATCTACCACTTACAATGCTATACAATAATCTTGAATCCGGAACAGATGTTTCTGCTTTTATAAATAGGGTTGAAATAAAGTTTGCACTAATACTACCTAAGTTTGAAGGTGTTAGGAATTTAATAGTAGAGTCTACTTCGCCCAGTATTTTTACAGTAAATGTTTTTGTTTTACTTGCTAGAATAGTTTCAGGCACACCTCCTAGTCTAGTAGCCTTAACAGTAAATTTATATTCTCTAGTTACTGCTGGTTGATAAGGAACCCTACCTAAAATTTCTCCGTTGATTGTATCGAGTTCCATTCCTGGAGGGAGTGTACTTGCACTGCCATCGTCATTTAAATCTTCAAGTTGATAAACTAGTCTACCTGAAATAGTTTCAGTATCTAAAACATCTAAAAAGAATGTTAGGTAGTTATTGGCTCTTCTGTATCCTAGGTTGGAAGGAGTAAGCCACAACGGTGTTCTTAAGTATGTATTATCAGCAGTAAACAATCCATTAGCAAGTTGCATCTTAGTATTGTCTGCTCTTAAGAAATCATCACCAACTAGATAGATTTGGAATTTACGTTTTGTAATAGTGTCACCGTCTGTAACACTAACAATAAATTCATAAAAACGATTTAGTTTTCTAGGCTGTTTAGTTGGAATTCTATCGTCATAAATTCTTGTATCATAAAAGAAACTGTCATAACCGTTTGCACTTCTTTCACCAAAGTCAAACGGGAATGTTCCATAAATGTTTGTATCGTATGCACCATTGCCTGCTCTAGTATCTAATGCTAATACAGGTTCAACTACACCTACAATTCTACCATCACTTGTTAAACGTGTGCCTGGAGGAAGTTCTCCGTCATCGTCTGCAATAAAATATTCTAAACTATCACCTGCAGGTAAATCTGCGTCAATTGCTTTAAGTTGGAAGTCTAATAGTGTATTGTCTAATACAAAATATTTTTCTCCTGGGTCAACTGGTATTAATCCTTCTGGAGTAACCCAAATAGGTTCGTCAGCACCGTTTATTTGAATATTGAATGTTCTATCTTCAATAGTATTATTAGCATCAGTTGCTCTAAGAACAAATCTAAATTCTGTAAGACGTTCAACTTCAAAAGGAGCACCTACAATGAACAACCCTTCAAGACGTAAACCGCCAGGAAGTTTACCACTAATTACTTCTACAGTATCAATAGTGTTTGATATAGTATTAAGTGGGAGTGCAATTCTAACAGCGGCATTTTCAGCAAAAATACCTAGTGTAGTGTTAGTTTGTTGTGTCCAGATTGTAGCCATTTATTATTCCTTATCCAATAGTATTTATCGGATATTGCTACTTGGATTAAAGTGGGTTTGTAATAGTTCCTACATCAATATCAACGTCTGTAGGTGTAACAACAGTGCCTAAATCAACATCTATTGTTGTACCTAAAAACTCAATAATACTTGACGCAGATTTTGTAATAGTACCAAAGTTGAATCCGTATACATCACGAACATCAACATCATATACTAAACTTTCAATATTTCTTACATTGAGAATTTTGTTGCCTTGACCATCTAATGTGCCTCCTAGTTGAGGTGTAGCATCACTGGATAGTTCTGTAAGAGAATTAATTACAATACCATCAGGCCCTTGTGTAGCAGTGTTTACATTTGTACCGCCAGCAATAGTAAATGTATCACCTTCTGCAAGTGTAATATTTCCTGCATCTGTACTAACTACTAGTGCTTGTAGTCCTCCAACACTTGAAATAATAACACCATTTGCGTCAGATGTTACAGTAACATTTCCGCCAGCAACAATTTTCTTAAACTGTAAATCAAATCCGCTTTTTTGTGCAAAGACGCCTTCACCTACTGTACCTAGGTTAGATGCAGTAGTTTGCTCAGGATTACGGTTATCTAGTTCTGTAAAGTTATTGTTAACCTTTACAAACGCTTCGCGTAGATCGTCACCTGTTCCGTCATTTGCTACGCCGCCGATGTTTACTAAATTAATTGCCATACTAATATTTATCCTATTCTGGTGGTTGCTTTCTTATTGAACGTTTTGGACGAGGATATAACGCTCCTACAGACGGTCTGCTTTGTCTTTTCTGTGGAGGATATAACGCACCGGTTAGTTGCCGTTCAAAATAATATCTAGCGTGTAGGTTTGGCGATCCTTGTAAGTCATCTGAGTCTGTTGGAATATCAGTAGCAGTAGCATCGTATAATTGACCTTCTACTGCCCAATTACTTTGTAGATACGCTTTTACATCTTCTTGTTTGAAGTGAGGATATGTCTCCATCAAACAAGCAACTAGGCCAGCAACTTGAGGACTAGCCATTGATGTACCTGAAATTTTTCCAACCCTATAATTCGAATCTCTAGGATCTAAATAAGTTGTGGACGGAAATGAAGTATTCAAAGGACTCATAATATAATGTCCAGGTGCGTATATGTCAACACCAGGACCGCAGTCGCTAAAATAAACTTTTCTATCTAAACCGTTTGTTAGTGCAGTATCAGTGGCTCCTACGCAAATATTAGGAAGATCATAATCACCATTTACAAGATCATCGTTTGCTGTGGGAGATGTACCTCGCATATAATAATATGTATTACCATTCATTTCAAAAGTGTTATCCCAGTCAGGACCACCCGGAACATCGTGTTTCCAACTACCATTACCTGCGGCTCCTATTGTAATAACTCCAGCATCAATTGCATCTTCAATGTCTGCATCAAGTGCCGCAACTCTTAAAGGAATTCTCGCTCCACTTATAAAACCCCAACCATTAAGTTGTGCTGTTGTAAAAGTTCCTGTAGAACTCTTAGCATTATTTGATTCAATAATTAAATCTATTTGTGTTGGGGTTGCTTCGTAAAATTTATATTCATATTTAATTGTAGGCGAACCTAGCACACCACCAGTATATGTAGTATGCCCTTCATAAATAACACTAAAGATTCTACTACCTACACTGCCACTTGCTCCGTAATAAATCCTTTGGGCACTTCTGTCTCCACCTGCAACCATAATCTTTGGAAGGGCTGGAGTATTTTCATCAATGCCCGAATATTGGTTAGAACCAGCACCAAATGTTAGGTAACTGTTAGTACCTAGATAAACTGTGTTATAACTTTGGCTTAGGTAAGTCATGTTAAATGGTAAACTAATTTGCCAGTAACCGTCGTCATTATTTCCTGATGTCGGAGTAACACTAGCAGTCATAGTAGCAGTGCTTGAAATAGTTTGTGTACCTAAAGATGTAATAGATGCCGCTGGATTCGCCGCTTGATAGTTTACAATAGTACAATTTATTTCAGTTGAAGTTGTAGGACTAGATGCTTCTGTTACTGTACTTTCGTAGGTGATACTATATTGTTCGTTATTAGGCAAGTTAATGTTACCACTGATCAAATCAACTTCAGCAAGACCACCTTCGATTGATGTGTCACTGTTACTGTTAGTATGAATAATATTAGATCCTGAGTCTTGAATAGTTACAGTTAGGTCTACACTTGAAATACCTGTTAAACCTTGGGTAGCAACATTGTGTTTGTAGGTAATTGTAGTTGGTCCTTGAATTAGAGCAGTATAACTAGCATTAGGAACAGTACTTGTAACTAAACTAATTTGTCCACCAATCCTTGTCCAACCAGTTGGTGTGCTATTAAAGTCACCATTGATTGCACCTTCGCTACCACTTGTAGTAATACGTTGTCCAAGTCCGTTATCTGGATCTGCTGTAAATGTTGCTAGTGATGCCGTAGAACTATAAACTCCGTTAGCACCTTCATAAACAATACTACCGCTTGGAACAAATCTAGTTCCTCTATATGTAACAGCATCAATTGAACTAAAACTCCATTCCTGAGGGAAAATACTCATACCCCAACTACTATTAACTACTGTAGGATTTTTAATTCCAGTTGCTGGATTAACACTTTTGTTTTCATGAAATGCTCGAATGTAGTCATACACGTAAGGAAAGTTGTTGTTGCCAACAGCGCCTGCATAGTAGTATAGGTTATACAAGTTTGCGTTTCTTGCCCAACCGTGTCTGTTACCGCCTGCTGTACCCATAACGTGATTAGCATGATAACTTCCAGGATTACTATATGAGTATGTTCCTGCACTTCCGCCTGTTACTGTTGGATTATGCTGATACCAGTTATATTGTACAATTCTTGATGCGGAGCCGTCATCTGTGTCTTGTCCTGAAAGTTGAGTATACTCTGGATGACCAGTGTTTAATCCATCTCCGTCACAAATAACTAGATCAACATTCCTACCTGTAGCATTAAATTCAATTGTTGTGTTTACTGATGTAAATGAACTACCCCAATTAGTTCTATTTTCACCATCAAGAAGTCGTAATAGACCCCAATTTAAATCTGTATTAGTTGTTCCAGAATCACGATCAAAATTACCTGTTTGTGAAACAGAAAATTCATCAACCTTAATGCCACTATCTTTAGGGTTAAGTTCAACTGCTTTTACACGAGGATCATTTCTTACTAGTTCTGCTTCTGCACCGCTTAACCAATATTCTGTTGTACGTGAATTAGGACGTTGATTGTTTGGAACTATTGCTCTATCGGGAATATAAAGAGAACCGCCCTCGGTCTGCATATCGTCATAAAAATCATTTAGATCGTCTTTGCTTTTTAGTGTAACCATGTACACTTGTTTTAAGACTTTCTTAGCCAAAGACATATGTTAAGCCTCCAGTTTGAGTATCGTCAATGTTGTAGTAATTGCTGAAGTAGATCCGCTTTTGTTTTTTACTGCCGCATAAATTGCTGTGTCGTTTGCACTGTTCCAACCCATTACCATTGGACCAAAAGGAATTGTAAGACTGGTAGGTGATGTTAGAACTTCAGCAACTACGCCTGCATCTGGATCAGGATCTACACCTTCTGCTCTACTAGCATCTGCTGTTCTTGCCGCTGAACTAATATATAATCTTACCCAAGCCGGAGCAGATGTTTGTATTTGCATTAGTCCGTATGCTTTATATCCTGTAAATGTAACGTTCTCTGAAACATTGTTTGCAATACTATTTGTTACTGTTGCCGAAGTACTTCTTGAATCAAGTCCTACTGCTTGTCCGCCTACAGCATTATCAACATATGCTTTAACTGCTGATTCTGTAGGTACTGCTGTATTACTATCACCTGCTAGTGTGCCATCAGCACTAAATTCATTAATAGTAACTCCGGCACTAAATCCAATTGATCCTGCGTTAGCAATTGAAGTACCACTTAATGTTGATGTAAAACTAAATCCGCCTGCGCCGTCTGTTTTTAAAATTTGATTAGCAGTTCCATCTACAATGTTTAAATCTGTAAGAACTGATGGTGAGTCAGTAATGCCGTAACCTGCAAGTGTAGTTGGTTTATTAGTAACATCATCAAAGTCTGGAGCATTAGTAACATTAACCCAACTTAATCCGTCCCAAGATAAAATTTCATTACCTTGCAAGTTTGTAATACTAGTGTCATCTAAATCACTAACTGTGTAAACAGGCTTGTTAGTAATGTTGTTCCAGTCTAGGAAGTATGTGCTATCAAAGCCGTCAAGTGTGTCAGCATTAAGACCGCCGCCACCTGATGTAATATCATCTGCTGGTACCCACTTGTTGTTTAACCACTTAAGAACTTGTCCGTTTGTAGGCGGAGTTGTTGAAGTGTCAACATCAAGTAAGTCGTTAATATCGTTTGGAATAATTGGCTTGTTACTTAAATCGTTGTAACTGCCTGATGTTGCGACAGTTGCTAGTGTAGGTTTGCCAGTAATTTCTGAATATGCTATTGATGTATTAACAAACTCAGTACCGTTGTATTTTAAAATTTGATTTGTTGTAGGAGCAGTTAAAGTAACATCTGTTAGACCAGCAAGTGTAGTAGAACCGCCGCCAGATCCAGATCCAATACCTGTTGCTTCAATAGTAATAGTATTAGCAGTGTCGTTATAAGTTAAATTAATGCCAAGGCCTGCAACTAGTAAATTTGATACACGATCATCAACACGCTCGTCTGTAAAATATTTTTTAGTACCTTCAACAATATCATCTGTATCCGATGGAATAGTTGGCTTACCAGTTAAGTCAGCATATGCACCACTAAATGGATTATATGGAACTCCGGCAATCGTTAAACTTGTTGCGGCAATATTGCCAGCACCAACAATACCCGACCCTGTTAAATTAAGGTTATCACCGATGGGTAATTCTTTTAACTTATTACCGTCATCTACGTCTACAATTAGTGGTATTCTATCTGCCATTTTGTTTTCCTATAATCATATTTATTTTATACTGCATCTGCAATTAATCTCCAACTACCATTTAAATAAACCACCATGGATTGAACACCAATTCCATACGGATCCCAACTACTGCCGTCTGCTATCGCTACCATGCCATCTGCTGGTGAAGTTGGAGCCGACGTTAACACTGGTAATTTAATTACACCGTTTAAAAATTCTGTTCCATAATTTTGTGTTTGAATACGTGGAGATGAGTTAGTATGTCTAATATCAGTACCGGTAATAGCATCAATTCTAAAAGCGTTTTCACTTGACCACTGACTTTGCTTAATGTTAATATCAAAAGCACCATAAGTTAGAATTTCAAAGTCATTACTGCCAGCGGCATTTATACCATTATCAATTTTGTTTATGTCTAATGCATAATAACCACTAACTGAACTTTGTGTTAGTGTTAAGTAATCTGTTCCTGCTACTGCCGCTGAAATGTTTCCAGCACCGTCGGCTTTTACAATACCTGTAATTGCACCTACAACTGGATCTGTTTCTGTGTAACTTACTAAGTAGTCTGTTCCTGCAACCGCTTGTGAAATATTACCAGCACCGTCTGCTTTTACTAATCCGTTAATAGCACCTACAACTGGATCTGTTTCTGGAGCAAGGTTTGTTAGTGCTGATCCATCTATTGCAGGTAAAGCGCCTGTAAGTGCAGTTGCATTAATTGTGCCTGCCGGACCGTCGATTAATACAGTTGAATCATCTGCGGCAATAGTACCTTTTAAATCACCAACAAACTTTCCGTAGAATGTTCCAGTTGCTGAATCGTATGCTTTAGAACTGTCGCCACCAAACAAGTCCCCTTGAACATCTTGGGTAATAACGATCTGATTTTCTATTACAGCAACTTTACCATATAGTTCGGTAAAGTTATCATTTACTTTAGTAAACGCTGTGCGGATCGGATCACCATCACCTTTGTTAGCACTTGATCCTACATTAATAACTCTTTGTGCCATTATACTCTCCCTACTACTGCTTCAACTGTTCCGCGTCCAGGGTCGTCTTTGGCTTGTAGTGCTTTACCAATTACAGTTCCTACTTTAGGATCCGAACTTGCTACTGCATAACCTGCTATACTTGCTGTTACAAGCATATCGCCTTTGCGTACTACACCAACTACGTTTACAGGAACTCTACCCTGTAATGCAATCGCTGTAACATGATCGCCTTCTGCACCTGCGTTCATTAAGTAACCTGGTTTCTCTGAAACAACACCTGCTACTCTTGTATCGCCTTTAAGTGTAGTAGTTGTAATTTCTTGTTCACCACCGAATATTAATACACTTCCAACTTCGTATTCTGCATCAGCCAAATAGTTCTCAGCCAAGTCAGCGTACAATGCTGTGTTTGCTTGAGCACTTGTTGTAATTGCCCAAACTTCATTAAATTTCTTAGTAGCACTACCAATGTTGTAAATGTCTGTTGTACCTGGAAGTATAGCACCGTTTGTAATTACAAGCGTTTGATCACCTGCTGTCATAAAGCCAATTTGGTCAGCATTTGAAAAACCTGTGCCTGCGCCAATTGCAATACCAGTTGAGTTGTTGTCTGCTTCGTTTGGTGCTTCAATAAAGTGTGAATACATCCAATCAGCGGCAACATAGGCTTCTCCAGCATATGTACTATTAGCCTGTGTATTACTTTCTGTAGGTCTAGCATTGCCAACATTCAAGTTACCTATCATGTTGTTGTTAGTAGTACCAGTACCAGTAGTTTGTGATGTTAAGAAGTTAGTGCTTCCTGGATTTGTAAATGTTACTGTTGTACCTGATGTGTCAATAGTTTTATTACTATCTACAAACAATGCTTGTACGTTAATAGCACCATTGGCATCTGTTTTAACAATAGCATCTGGAAAACCTGTTGTAGTAAATGTACCACCCGAGTTAACAATAGTTGAGAACGGAATAGCACTTACATCGCCGTCAGCACTGTCACCACTTGCTCTACCAATTACAGTTTCATCTGGAATGTTAGCAAGTTTAGTGATTGGTAACTGTCCTTCGTCAATGCTAATAAAGCCGTTGTTGCTACTAAACACAACACTGTCAAATACAGCAAGACCTAAATTTGCTTGTGTTACACCAACTGCTGTTGAACGTGTAGTTGCCGACTGCATATTCAACTTGCTTTGTGCAATTTGTGCCGCGGCATTTACATCTGCGTTTACAATACTACCGTCTGCAATTCCTGTTGCAACAGTTTTATCAACAGCATTATAAGTAAACTCAAAATATCCTGTTGGTGTAGCAGTATCCCATTCTGTGCCAGTCCATACAATAATGTCGTTTGCATTTCTGCCACCATTGGCACCAGTACCATACATTAGTGAGTTACCAAATGGAGTTCTACCATCTACATAACGTTTGTTTGTAGCATCAAACTCTGCACCTGGATCACCTAGTGATGTAATTTGGTTAGTTGCCATGTTCAAGTTATCAGTCATTGATGTTGAACCGTCTCTAGCAATAAAGCCTGGACCGATTGGATTATCAACTAACTGTGAAGTTTCATCAATGTGGGTACGTCTATTAAAGTAACCTCGTACTGCTGATTCAGTCGGTGCTGAGTCAACAGCATTATCTGTCATAGCATCATCACTTGAGAATTCAGTAATAACAACACCACGTTTGAAACCAATACCATCTAGGTTACTCAATGCAATTGAAGCCGCAAATGTAACTCGACCTGTACCTTGGTCAACTGTAAAGAATCTACCTACACGGAAGAAACCATCTTGGTCGGTTGATACGTAGAACACCCGCCCTTTATCACGTTCTTGTACTTCGTGTGCTTGTACTGGCTCTTGTGGAGCACCATAAATTTTACCTGGATAGTTTGAACTATTGAAACCACCCGAACCAATATCATTAAAGTCATGTCCAGTTGCTCTACATACTGAAATATTAACAGTTAAGCCTGCATTCTCGCCTGAGTTCAAACCTGCTCTTATGTTAATAGCGTTTGTAGCATTTTGCATTGTGGATTGAATACCACTTGCAACAACAGCATCACCTAGTGCCGCATCGTTAATGCTATTGACATCTTCAATGTTAATAATACCGAAACCTGATTTTTGTGAGTAACTTAAAATTCTATGTACTTTGCCTTCCCAAGCAAAAATCATATCTCCATTGTTTAGTCGATTAATTTCTGTTTGTTCTGAAAGAGACTCAATAGCAATATTAACGTCACCAGCAGTAGCACCTTGTGTAGTACCTGTTCCTGCATAAGTTGTACCTGCAACATTGGCTTGGTCAATAACCATTCTAACATAATCATAGTTAGAATCAAATGTAATTAAACTTTGTGAACTAGGAGTTGGTAATGCATCACCAACAGCGTTTGCACTACCAAATGCGATTGTTCTATATGTGTAATCATCTTGTTCGTCAAACACAATAGCAGTTGAAGGCCTAATAACAGCAGTTTGTTTTAGATCACTAAAGATAAAGTTTTGTAATGATCTAATTTGTACCTTTTGATTATTAGAAAGTGCCGCAGTTAACCCGTCATTACCTGTAATGTTTAATTTAAATATTTCTCCATCACGTGAAGCACCTACTACATCTGCCGCATCGGTTCTTTGAATACTTGCTACTTCATAACGAACAAGACCTGTTGTACCGCCGTGATCAACTTCTAGTTCTGAAATGTTAGTAGGAATAAAATCTAAATCATAAACGTAAACAGTATTCTTACCTTCTTCGTTTAGGTATAAAACTCCGTCATCGTAAACACGAGCAACCTGCACCATTGGTTGGAATAATGTAATCTGATCAATAACTTCGTTTGGATCCGATCCTGCCGCAACCAAACCATAGTTACCATTTGAGTTAGAACCGTTTAGTGATCTAATCTGCGAACCATTGTTTGCCATATATGCCGCATGACAGTAGTATGTAAATGTTGATACTTGCTCTGTTAGTGCGCCGTTGTTAACAACAATACCATAGCCTAAATCGTTAACCTGTGTATAGTCGTTTGCCAACATTGAAGTGTTACCAGCAGTTTGTAATACAATATCTGTAAAGTCTGCAAAAGTAAATCCTGCACCGTCACCTGATGTTGGATTTAGGAATAGTGTTGCAGTACCTGCCGCTTGGTCATAGTTTGTAACAGCATCAACTTGATAACGCACACCTTGAATATAAAACGGACATGGTGTTTCTGGTCTACGTTTTCTTAAACCACTGCCTACACCACTTGATACGTTAAGTGTAAATGGATCGTCTTTTGAAGTAACAGTCATTGTAGTGTTAGCGGTAAATGCATCAATGTACATACCGCCTCTAAATGCTTGTTTGTTTACACTCTTACTAAATGTACCACAAACCTGTACATATGGAGATTTAATTAAGATTTGTCCATCTGGGTCAAGTACCTGAGCAAAGCCACCGTGACCTTGCATTGTTACGTTCATAATTCTGTTTGAATCGTTCATCATGAACACATCAATATCTTGGTTGTTCTTAGGTGGATTGTAGTTTGCGTCAAAAGCAAATTTAACACAGTCAACTAAGTTTTCCATGTGTATTTGTGCAAACGTTTCTGCTGTACTGCTTGTTGTAGTATTTTGTGGAACTGCAGATTGTCTACTATCTGCAAATGGTGTTTTGCTTAAAACAGCCGCACCAATTGTTTTAATGTAATTAATAGCATCTGCTGTTTGACTTTCTTGTCCGCTTACAGCACCTGTGTAGTAAGCAGTTTGGTTTGCTAGAGTTTCAACTCTACCACCATTTACTAAGTCAGCAACTAAACCATCAATGATAAGTCTAGTATCTCTGGCACATTTTGCTTCATTGTAACTGAACACTTGACTGTCAACATAAGCAATAGTACTTGTAATAATGTCTGCTCTACGTCCGATAATATTTGAACGAGCATCTTGTAATGCTTGTGTTGCCCAAGTAACACTAGGAAGTACTTCTGCCGCTAAACTGTTTAAGTTGCCAATAGTGATAACATCTTCTACAATCTGTACAAGAGTATTAATAGCATTTGATTCCGGAGCACCTGCCGCAGGATTTGAAGTGTCTTGTGTTTCTGTATTACCTGCTGTCGGAGTAACTGTTAGACCTGTTACAATAATGCCCATTACGTTTGCTAAGTGATTGTAAGTAGAAACAGTAATTGCGCCTTCGCCTGCACCTAGTTGACTTGCCGCACCAACAAAATATGATTCAGCAACCTTGCGGGTAGCATAGTTGCCACCGTATAAAACGTCATGTGTTAATGCGTCTACTAAGTATCCAACATCACGTGAACATTTAGCAGAGTCATAACTGTGTGCTGGGAAGTTTACTGAAATATAAGCAAGTGCTTCTTGTCTAATAAAATCTCTGTTTGCTTGTAAGTGTAGTGCCGCATCGTCTGCGTCTGTAGTTGGTAACACACTTGGTACAGGATATGTAATTGGATCTGCATTTCCAAGTCCGTTTTGTAAAATGTCAACAACTTCATTCATACCTACAGTAACACGAGTAACTGCTGTTGGATCAGAAGCCACATCAGTTAGAGCAAGTACTTCATCTCTAGCATCTTGAATAGCACCAACAGTATATGTTAACTGATTGCTTTGCAAGTATGCTGTGTTGGCACGTTGATATGCTTTACCTGCTGTAACAGTGTTATAGTTAGTTCCTAATGCTACGTCTAAACTTACAGCATCAAGTATTAAACCTGTATCACGCTCACACTTATTTTGATCGTATGTAAATGTAGAATACGTTTCGTTGATGTATTCAATTAATTCTTGTGTAATAAACTCTTTGTTAAGTTTAAGTAGATCTGCCGCCCCTGGGAATTCTCCAGGATTGTCAATACCGTTGACACCTAAGTTAACCGGTTTAGTAGGATCTTCAGTGTAGTGATATCCATAACGTGGATCAAGTAAGTCTGGAAGATTAGCCAAACCGTTAGTAATAACATCAATAAGGCTGTCCATCAAACTTGTAATACGAGTAGTTGTTCCGCTTTCAGCAATGTAATTTGCATCTGTAACTTGTGTTGTAATTGACTGGAACGGAGTATAAGACGCTTGAGGTAAAATTGTGTCTACAATTAAATCTCTTGTAAATGTATTTGCCAAAGCAGTTTGTGCTTCTTGACCATTAATTAAACTTTGTGTACCCACATAGTATTTCGCCGCCGCTTCGTAGGTTTTAGCATTACCTTTGTATTTCAAGTCGTGGCTAACAGCATCAATAATAAGACCTGTATCACGCTCACACTTTGCTTCGTTATATGTAAAGTTCTCCCAAATACTACCCGGAGTAGCATTTGCAATTTGATTTGTGATATAACCAATAGTTTCGTCTTTAATAAATTCTCTGTTTGCTTGAATCAAATAATAAGCATCTGGATTGTATGTTGGAATTAGATCCAATCCATCAAAGTTTGCGTCACGATAAAAATATGTGTTAATCCATTTAGACTGCGAACCTCTGTTCTTTGGACGCATAATACAACGTCTAAAGTCTGTACCTTTAATAGATACGTTTGCAGGAAGTTTGATTGGATAATCTTCGTAGAATGTTCCAGACTCTACGTGAATACAAATCTGTTGTGTTCTAGTAAAGTTACCAAACTCTAATTTTTCTTGTAATGCAAACTGTTTAGGTTCAATTAAGAAAACTCTTAGTGTATCTTCGTTAGCACCTCTAGTATATTTTACAATACGACCTAATGCACCTGTTGTTTTACCTCTAATAATTTTACCTGGTAAAATATCAACATTGTTTGGAGCGCCTTGATCAACATAACCTTGACCGCCGTTAGAAATAACTAGGGTTACAGTTGAACCTTCAACTAGTGCTGTTGTATCTAATACTCCTAACCCATTTTCGATAATGTTAGTTGATACGTCAATTTTAGCAAGTACAGCATTTCTTACAGTTGATGTTACAATTTCTGCAACGTCAATTGTTTGTGAAATACCTGATGTATTTCTTACAGGAGTAACAGTTCCGTTTTGTAGGATAATGTTAATAAGTGCCTTACCGTAGTTAATACCTGCAAGTGTTTCAGTTAATTGTGTTGTTCTAGCAATTTGCGCCGAAACGTTTTGGAAATATCTCTTACCAACTTGAATTGATTGGAAGTTAGCATTAAGTCCGTTTTCAATATCAATAGCAAGTGCTTCAACAATGTAACCCATGTCACGTTCACACGTTGCTTGGTTGTATTGGAAGTTTGGATATGTTGCATTAATGTATGCAACGATTTCTTTTTGAATGAATACTTTGTTTGCTAATAATAAATTTTTAGCAGGAATACCATCTGTGTGTGCCGAAGTAACGTTCTGACTATTAAGTACAGATTCGCCTTCTCCATCATTGTAGGTAACAGTCTGAATATATGCACCTGGCTCTAATGGTGAACATTCAATAATTTCTTCTGCTTTTTCACAAGCCTTACCAATTGTCTTATAAGCAAATTGTAATGAACGACCTTCTTTGCCTACCGGTGAAAATGCTTGTGTGTCGTCACCGTTTGTTCTAACATATAAATCAACAACAGATGTAAAACTTGAGTTGTCAACATAAAACTTTGTAGCCGCTTGTAAATCATCTACATCATTTGGTGTACCACTGCCTGCCAAGTTACCTGGGTGATCATGTAGATATAAAGGACCTTCCATGTCATCGCCTTGTCTACGTACTGTAGCACTTCTTGGCATTGCCTCTGTGCTTAGATAAGTTCCGTAAAGAGCGTTATCATAGTCACCGTCTGTAATAGTATGTGTGCCGCCTGGATTACCTGAAACCCCACCGTTCGCTGAAATCTTATTAGTATTTGAAATAGCATCACCTGCTGACGGATGAATACTTAACTGGCTAGCACTTACGTATCTTACGTAGTAAGTGTCGCCACTGTTCATATTAATAGGATCTGTGCCATCGTTTGTGTACTTCCAAGGAGTACCGTTGACATTATGATCAAAACCGTGATTAGCAACAATAAGATTGCCATTAGTAAAACTACCAACTGTGAAAGTATAACCTGAAGCATCTACAGGTTCTGCTCTCATTCTATTTGCTACACCTTTCTTCTGATAAGACATATCGTTGTATTTCTTATCTGCAACAAGATCGTGTACTGTAATTGCTGTACTATGTGTAGTGTTAAAATCAACTGCCGCTTGATCTGAAATAGGACCAATATTACCTAGTGTGTAGTTGCCAGAGCCGTCTAAGAATCCACCAATTTGGGGTTGTAAATCTTGGTTAATTCTACCGCCACTGTTTGTAATAACTAGTTCGTCTGGATCAGTGTTATCAATTAAAATACCAGGACCGCCTACTACATTTTTCATTAGTAGTTCTGCTCCAGTATCGTTTGATACTACAATTTTGTTTGAACCTAGATCGTCTGGCGTATCAGAAAGTGCTGTAAAACGAATGGTTCCGCCTTGTCCAAATACAGCATAAAGTTCTGAAAAGTTTTCATTAGTTTTGCCGAACGCATCGCGGATACTATCACCAGTTCCGTCGTTACCTTCAACACCAATATTAATCGTTTGCTTTGGCATAATAACCCCTAATCCAAATAATTTAACCTTTAAGGTTTTGTTCTTCTATAGTATTTATACTATAGTTTATAATCCGAATGTAATTAGCATAAATATTTGTATGTTTAAGAGAACTGAACACGAAGTTAAATGGTACGTAAGACGTTCCAAGAAGGGAAAAGCACACCCGTACAAACGAGTTAAAACAGTTGTTATATTTGAATGTGATGAGTGTCACGAAGAATTCAAACGTGACAAAGGACAAGTAGATCCTAAAAGACTAGATAATTCTTATAATCACGTATGTCCAGCCTGCGATCCTAAACGCTTCGCACAAAGAAAAGGCGTAGAGCAAAGACGCAGACTGAACACTACCGTGGATAGTTTATTAACTATTGATGAAATTACTCAGACTTCCAGATAGTCCAAGCGCCATAGGCAATAGCACCGTATGCGAATAATGCCGCAATAGGTTTAAAAATTAGAAATGTAACACCTGCGGCAACTAATACTGCACCATCTAGTGTTGTACGCTCTTTTAAACGAGCGTTAATCCATTTTTGTAACATACTACTCTCCTTTATAATGATTTAATATGCTTGAATAATTGGTCAACTAACTTGTCCTTAGTAAGTCTTTTGTCCAATTCAAGACCGTAGTCGCGACCTTTTGCTTCTAAAGCAGATTTAGTTAACTTCTTAAGTTCTGCTTTTGTAGGTGCTTTTACGGTTGGTTTTTTCTTTTCGGGTACATGATCAGAAAGTTTTGTAGGTTTCTGTTCTTGTGCTCCGAAGAGATTCTTAATCCAATTAAACACTGTTATTCTCCTTATGTGTTAAAATAGTTATGCTGGTAGTAGTTCTTTCGATGTTAAATCCGGCTGATTTACACCGTTTTTATTTACTTGATGCTTGTACAATGCAATACTAGCCAAATTCTTAGCCTTGCTCTCTACCATAATGTCTGCATGATCACGGAATGATAATGCCCAATCATTAACTGCTGAATTCCACATATAATCACTGTGGGCACGAAGTTTTGCTTTTTTGTAGCCTTGTTCTAGTAATAAATCTCTATTAGGTAATACTGTAGGGTCAAAGTCTACAAGGTAATCCTCTCTTGAAACTGAGTAATGAATAACGGGACGCACACCACGCCAACTGTCTACTATGCGTAGAAATCTATCGTCGGTGGGTAGTATGTATTCTCCACTATTGACCCAGTGGTGGTGTATGTCAAGAACGAGTGCGACGTGTTCGGCAAGTTCCAAACTGGCGTCGATGCCCCAGGACATTTCGTCATTTTCAATTGTAATACAGTTTCGTGCTTCTGGAGACAGTCTT